CCACTGATTTTTCTTTTCAATCTGCGGATGAAAAAGTAATAGCAGAAGCCACCGGATACATTCCTGTCAACGACAAAGAAGCTCGTGATCCACGCTACAGCATGGCCATCACACAAGACATCAAGCCTGGCGAAGTGCAACGTCAAGCCAAAAAAATGGGCTGGCGCACCACTGCCGCTGGAACACCACCTACATTAAAGACATCAGGAAGAATGTAATGAGAGCAACAGAGTTTATAGTTGAAAACGCAGATCAAGCCGCAGTCAGTGCTTTGCAAAAAAAGCATGGCTGGTCTACGGGCACAACAGTCAATGGAGATCTTTACTTTACTTGGCAAGGGCTTACTTATGTGTTTTATGGTGAGCGTATGCGTATCAACGTCCCAAACACTGACCGCTCTATATCAGTTGTGTGGGGCAAGAAACCTGATTGGCAAGGCCGAGGCAATGATGAAATTAGTTTTGCACAAGCAGTACAACGAAAAATTCTAAAATTTGACTTGTCAATTTGGCAACAATTGGACCGTGGTCAAATCAATGATAATCAAGCCCTGCAAAAATTCAAGGCCGAAAATGAACGGCAGGCTAGAGAAGCTCTTGCACAGGATACTACGGAAGGTCGAGAAAAGTTTAACCAGGCTGTGATGAAACCCGGTTTTGAGTTCAGTCAAGAAATCAACGGTGTCACGTATGAAGTAACAAATGATGAGGGCCCGGGTCCTGTGGTCACTGTAACTGACAAGAACAAAGAAGTAATTGCTCAAGCGGCATTCTGGAAGCACAAAACTCGTCCAGGATTAGAAAGCCTAAACACTTACGTTGAGCCCGAGTGGCAAGGTCAAGGCATTGCCGCAAACATGTATGCTGTGATGCGCATGTTGGGTGCTAACATATCACCGTCTACCATTCAAACAGATGACGGCCAGGCCATGTGGGCCAAGTGGAGTAAACAAGGTGATGCTAAACATCTAAAGAATCTAAATCCCAAAATCAAAGAGCAAACAGTAACAGAAGGCAAGTTGAGTGTGGATGTACCCAACGAAGAATGGTTGCAGGACAAGATTGACTATGCCAAGAGCAAAGGGCGTAACAGCTACGGTGTTCCTTACATGGGCAGTACCACTGCTGGGGTTGTTGGAACTCCACCTAGAGTGCGTGTAATGCGACTAGCTTCGTTGCCTGGTATGCGCAACGAACAAATGAATGTGCGCAAAAATGATCTAAAGTGGTTAATGGATTACATGGAACGCACAGGTAAGTTGCCGCCCATGGGCAGTAATCCCAACGAGGAATACCTGCCCTACATCATGGTGGCCTACAATGGTGAAGCCTGGGTCAACGAAGGCAATCATCGTATCATGGCTGCCTACAGATTAAACTGGCCCGACATGCCCATTGAAATACGTTACTTTGATGGTGGTGAAAGAATTGAATCAGGGCCAATGGCTCCGGGAAAGATTGGGCTGGGTACACCAGTGGCAGAATCTCATGAACAATGTCCTGAGTGTGGCGGAGCAATGTTCAGTGAATTAATGATCAACGAAAAACAAGATGCCTGTTACTACAAAGTTAAAAGCCGTTACAAAGTATGGCCTAGTGCTTATGCCAGTGGTGCACTGGTGCAATGTCGTAAAAAAGGTGCGGCCAATTGGGGGAACAAAAAATGAGATATCGTGAAATATTAGAAGCCTGCTGGAAAGGCTATCACAAAGAAGGCATGAAAACCATGTTTGGCAAACGCTATCCCAACTGCGTGAAAAATACCAACGAAGAACTAGAAGAAGATCTACGCAAATGGTTCAAAGAGAAGTGGGTGCGTTTTGGTCCAGATGGCAAGATTCGTGGAGATTGTGCCAGGGGTGATGATAGTGAAGGCAAGCCAAAATGTTTGCCACAAAGCAAGGCACACGGTCTAGGTAAAAAGGGTCGTGCAAGTGCGGCAAGTCGTAAGCGCAGACAAGATCCCAATCCAGAGCGTAGTGGTCCAGCAATCAATGTCAACACCAAGAAAAAATCAAACGAAGGTGCAGTTGGAGTTGGTTGGTCTCACAAGCCCGAAGCAATTGACAAGATTCATTCTTGGCAAAATTCAGAGACAGGTACAGATTCAAGAATGTTTCAGGGTTACAAAATGAAGTTCACTCCCAATGGGATGTTTATCTACAAAGGTGGCGATGTGGTACATAAGCAGCCTGGAGATTTTTCAGACCCGACCAATAAAGACATCATGGCGGCTAAGAGAAGAATAACAATGTTGATTAATAAAACGCAAGGCGTGGCGGAAGGCTCTGAGCAACAGTACGCCGTTACCATTGACGCAATCAATCACGGTGTGTTGGCACCTGTAACAGTTGTTGCCGGCAGTTCAGAAGAAGCAAAACAAAAGGCCATTGCTGGTGTTAAAGCATCAATGATCAAGCGTGGATATGAATTAATGGTGCGTAGTGTATCAGCCAAGCCCGAACAAGGTGTGGCGGAAAACATGGACCACAGCAAAGATGGTCGCGCTGTGGAAGAACTCAAGGCAGCATTGATAGATCGCAAACAACGATTACAGTCTGCCAGTGATGATCAAGTGTACGATAGCATTGACAAGATCATGACACGTATTGCAAAAACTCACAGCATCAGTGGACAGAAACTGCATGACCTGTGGGTGGACCGGTACAAACAAGTACCTGATACATGGATCATGAACGAAGATGCCAGTGGTATAGATTTTGACATGCAGTTTGACGATGACACCGGGTCGTTTGCAACAGTGACCGCTCGAGCACAAGGCCGCACACTAGGTTCGGTCAAGTTCTTTATGGACGGAGATACCTTGGAAGCAGACATGGTAGAAGTGGATGACCGGTATCGTGGACAAGGCATTGCGGCGGCCATGTATGACTATGCCAAGAGCCAAGGTTATACAATAGAAAAAAGTTCGAATCTAACACCCGATGGTGATCACTTCTGGAACAAAAATCGCGGAGAAGAAACTGTTTGGGAACAAGGCATGGCAGAGAACTTTGCCGACGGTAAGAATCCTGGACGCAAAGGCCTAGCCAAACGTGTGGGTGTGAACTGCAAACAACCTGTTGCCAAACTGCGTAGTATTGCTGCCAATTCATCAGGCGAACGACAACGAATGGCACATTGGTGTGCCAACATGAAATCAGGAAAGAAAAAATGAGAAATTTTATTAATCTACTGGAAGCTATAGAAAAAGGCTGCCCGCTTGCTACACAAAGCATTGAACTAAATTTAAAAAATCGTCAAAAAGCCATAGACGAATACCATTATGGACCTCTCAATCCCAACGAGCCCAACGATGAATATTGGGAAGAATTAGCAGACAAATGGAACACAAATGACATTAAATCAGTAAAACAAAACCGCTGTGGGAATTGTGCAGCCTTTGACATTTCTGAATCCATGCAAGATTGTATTGCAAAAGGCATTGGTGAGGAACCAGGGTCAGATCCACACGATACAATAGATGCTGGGCAACTAGGATATTGTAAGTTTTTGAAATTTAAATGTGCCGCCAAACGAACTTGCGATGCCTGGGTAGAAGGCGGCCCTGTTACATGAAATTTGGTCGTAAAAAATAATGTCAGCATCTTCAAAATCTATTTTATTAGTAGGATGCTTGTTTAGCGATTATTGCGGATTTGGAGAGATCATTGGAAATCATAAGTAATCAATAAAGATTGCCTTTGCAAATAGGAAAAAAAATGAGATTTAACGAACTTCAAGAAACTACCCTAGGCGGATTTAAAGTAAAACCGTTGCATATTGAGAACACCGGTGTTAGTGAAGAGCTTGAGCATAACTTTGACAAACACATAGTTGCGGTCACTGTCAGTGATCCTCACAGTTCAGCTGTGACACAACGTCAAGAACTAAAACAACGCAAGGCCAAGGTACGTGCATTAGATCGTGAATCTGCTGTTAATACTGCTGTCAATTGGTATCGTAAACAAGGCTACAAAGTACACGATCATCACTACATTGGCACAGATAACGGTATTGCCGAAGGCTCTGTAACTAAAAAGCCGCAACCCTATAATGACCCCAATTGGTCCAAAAACTTACCTAAAGAAAAATTAGATGCATTGGCTGGACCAAGATATAAAAAAGATAAAAAAGACAAAGGTGTAGCCGAAGCAATCAAGTTAAATGCGCCACAACGCACAATACCACGTGATGAATTGCAGGGCTATGCTGACCGTATCAAGACTGGCACCAAAACCAAACGTGACAAGTTTAGCCCTATCATTCACGGCAGCAATATCAAGGCCATTACCAAAGATGATGAGAACACTGAGTGGGACTTGGATGATTTGTCCAAGCAGATTACCACACGTCCCCGGGCCATACTTGGCACTAATGCCAAAATGGAAAAGTCTAAAACTGAAGGCGAAATCATTTATGACCTGACATTGCCTGCACTATCAGGTATTGTTGTGGATGAAGATACTGGCGACTTTGTGGAAATTACCACATGCCCGGGTGCTGGTGCTTGCCAACTATTCTGTTATGCTAGAAAAGGTGGCTATGTTATGTTCCCTGCTAGCAGTATGAGTGCGGCGCAGGCACTAAACTTCCTGGTCAATGACCCTGAAGGTTATACTGCCAGAGTCAATCAAGAAATCAAAACAATCAAAGCCAAAACAGACAAAGCTGGTGTACAGTTAGTTGTTCGTTGGCACGATGCTGGTGATTTCTTCTCCAAGGAGTATTTGGATCTAGCATATGGTGTTGCCCAATCCAATCCTGATGTGCAGTTTTATGCCTACACCAAGATGGGCGATGTTGCCACAGGTGCCGCACCTGCTAACTTTACCATGAACTTTTCATCAGGCAGCAAGCGTGGTGAAGAAAAGAAAGTGGAATTCTACAAACAACAAAACCCTGGTGCCACAGTCAAGCAAGGTGTTACTGTTCCCAAGGACATGTTCTTTGATCTAATTGCACGTAAAGGCACTAGCTTGATCAAAGACGCCAAGGGTCGCACACAATTTGCCAGCCCCGAAGCACTTGACACATTTAAGCAACGTATTGCACAACAGTACAAGGTTGCTCCTGATTCAATTATTACCTACGATCAAATGCTAGCAACTCCAGTGGGCACAGAGCCCAAGTGGAATGTTATTGTACAACCGGGTGCTGGTGACCGTGCAGCCAATCGCAAGGATGTAATTGACAGTTACTTGATGTTCCACTGATATGCGCTACAACGAAATCAAGCCTGTTAAAACCAAGATGAAAACCTATGTTGTAAAGATAAAATTACAGCAAACAGGCTACACCAATATCATCGACACCACAGTGATGGCTCGCACACCAGAAATGGCTCGTAGACTACTCCGACAACAATACAACAACAAGCATGTGGTTGTTGGACAGCCAAAAGAACTCAAAGTTTAGTTCAGTTAACGCCCAACTAAATACTGGGTGAAAAAACAATTTGTAAAAGCTTTTTTTGATTTACATTGCGACTGGCAAGGATTACCACCTTCCTATCGAATCTACGTCAACGATGAATTATTTGCTGAACGTACATTCTATTGGGAAAATGAATACCTAAAAGAAATACTGCAAATAGAAGCACCGGCAGGAATGTACACAGTTAAGTTTGAGCCGCTAAAGCCCAACTTGGCCACGTTCCAGATGGAAAATTATGGAATTGAACACGGATCGGCTCGCTGGGTTGATCAACAAACCTTGGAGATTATATTCGATGCGACTACGTGAAATAACTGAAAGTATGGGCGGCACATGCTCAGGCGGTATTGCTACTGTGGCTCAACCAATGGGCGAAGTGATAACTAGGACTAAGAGTACTAAACCGGCTAAATATGCTAATAGCGCACAAAAAATGGTGCCTGTAAAACCTAGGAAAAAATAATGTTATCGGACGATTTAAAGACCTTGCTGGCCACACAATATGCTTTGAGTATCAAAGCACAGAATTTTCACTGGAATGTGGAAGGTCCTGACTTTGCTCAATACCACGACTTCTTTGCCAACTTCTATGAAGAGGTTTACAGCGCAGTTGATCGAATCGCTGAATACATTCGCACCTTGCAAGAATACAGCCCGGGAAGTTTTGAGCGTTTTCAAGAACTGTCTATTATACAAGGACAAACAAAGATCCCACGTGCTCGATTGATGATTGAAGAATTGCTGTCAGACAACGGCGCCCTAATTGATCTGTTGAATCAGACATTTGTCAGTGCTGAACAAGAAAACAACCAGGGCATTGCCAACTTCATTGCTGAACGCTTGGACGCACAGGCCAAGCATGGCTGGATGCTGAGAAGTTTCTTAAAAGGCGACCGGGCATGAGCGATTTAAAAGATATTTTAGCAAAGCTAGATAAAATTGCCGAGGGAGACATTACTCCCGTGAATGTTAAATCTGGACTTAATAAACAACAAAGGCGAGTACCTGAACTTCCTGCGCTGTTCAAGCCAAGAAGTATCAATGTATTAACCAATAAAACCGATCCTGAGCATCCTACCAAGGGATACTTTGTTGGCTCAGAAAGTGTTGAACAAGACGAAGATCAAGAAACCATCGCCGAAGTGGTCACATCCGAAGATGTAGTCAGCACAGTGAAGAAAAAACTAGGCGATTACCTAGCTGACCTTTCAAAAGAAATCAAGTCAGACTCTGATCTCAAGGACAAGATTCCACAAGAAGTTGATCAAATTGGTTCTTCAGTTAGAACTATTACCACAGACGACGGTCAAGAAATTAAAATCCACGGCAACGAGGATGATGGTTTCAGAATTACAATTAAAAACAAACCACATAGTGCAAAGTTTGAATCACTCAAACATGCCGAGATGGCCTGCGAAATGTACTGCTCACGTCGTAGAGCACGTACTATGGAAACTTCACAGGCCACACCTGATTACCTGGATGAAGCATAATGAATCTCAATAACTTATTCGAAGCTGCCAACCCGGCGCAACAAGCTGCCATTGCTATAGCAAAGAAAAAAGCTGGTGAAAAACCCAAGAACAAAGGCCTGACTGAATTTGCTCCACCCGGTGGGAACAACGGTGATTCGGGACGCTGGTACACAGATGACGAGCTGGCAGACATCATTGGTGATGATTGGTTTGAAGATTTTGATGTCAGCAACGATGGATTTAACATTGATGCATACGGCGAAAAGGCCAAGAAGAATTTAGTGGGCTATGCCAACTCATGGTTTGATGACAAAGGTTACAATGTTAACGTAATGGGTGTAGAACATAATGATGTTGACCATGATTTAAAATGGTACATTGTTGGTAGTTTCCAGAATGATAATTTTGCAGGTAAAGATGTAGACGAAGGCTTGGGTTCCAAGTTAGCTGGATTAGGTCTTGCTGGAGCAATGGCTCTTGGCTCAGCAGGCGCCAATGCCAGAGTTACTCCTGATGGCCAAGGCGGTTTCACTGGCGGGCTAAAGCCAAGTACAACAGTGACAGCACCTGCTGATAATAAACCGGCCGCAGAAGCACCAAAAGGATTTAGCAAAGAATATCTACAAAAGGCAGCAGACCCAAATAGATTTGGTAGATACATGATCAGTGTTGAAAAAGCACAAGAATTGCTGAAGAACATGCAAGAAGCTGTAGCGGAAGGTTCACAGCGAGTTGATTCACTTGTGACCGACGCACTAAAAATAATGCAGGGTTCAGACGTAAATGATGCTGTACGAGCTCTAAAGACTGTGCTTGGAGATAGAGAATACAACGGCCGCCGTGGTCATTACAATTTCTATGTTCGACAACTGATGGATATGTATGGCCAGCAAGGTGTAACAGAAGCTGGTTACAGAAACTACGATGACAATCGCACAGGTTTTGGTAAGAATTCACAAGCATATCGTGCTGATGGTGGTGCCAACGATGAAGATCACGAAAGCGATCGTCGCCGTGAACAACAAGTGCAGTCCGGTACATGGTACATTCGTCTCAATGGAAAAATCATCAAAGACAAACAAGGCAATCCTTATTCATTCCGCGGTAAGGCTGCCGCAAACAAAGCCGCACTAACAATGCAGGCTAAACTGTTCAATCAGGGCAAAGAGTTTATGTTGACTACCAATCCCAACGATAACCCTCAAGGTGTGGCGGAAGGCTGGAAAGATGTTGTTGCAGGTAGTGCAATGGCATTAAGTTCACTAGGTGTTGGCGCTCAAACAATGCCAAGCATGAATGGTCAACAAGTAGAATTAGCAAACAAATATTTTCAGGTCTTAGTGCAACGAGCAAAAGAAGATGGTAGAGAATTAGACACAAGAACATTGAATGTGTTGAAGGCAAAGGCACAAGATGCGGCTGCACAAAAGATGCAACAATCTAAGAAATCACAAACTAATTTTCCAAGTCAAGGCAGTGAGCGTAGAGTTTCTAAAGATATAGGTACTTTTGAATCGCAAGGCGTGGCAGAAGGCCCTGCTGTAGACGCATACATGGCAGGCAAGAGTCCGGCACTGGCTCACTTTGCTGATCAACTAGATAAGAGTACTGAAGTAAATTTTCAGAAAAACAAAGGTGTAGCGGAAGGTCAACGAAGCGGCTACGGTCGCGGCTACGCTAGTTATAAATCCAGCAAGTAAATCAATGCAAAACAACGAGTACCCAGTGTATCCTGAACAAGAGGGCGAATGGGATCGCCCTCTCAATCCCCACAGCCCAGTATAAATTATCAACTACTTTTTTTAAGAACACACCTTAGGACCGGTACTTGTTACCGTGGTGTAGGCGGCTGCTGCCTTGGACGGCCTGATTCGCTACCAGGAATCCAAAAGTGAGCATAATTACTATATGTCAAAATACAAACTAAATTGGATACAAAAACCACTAGTACAATTTCCAGCAAAAAATTTTCAAAATCTTGTTTGTCTTAGTCCTTTTGTGGGCATGTGCATTGATACAGATGGTGGAATAACATTATGTGGTTGTCAAGATTGGATGCCCTCCAAGGTTGGAAATTTATTAATCAATTCACTAGACGAAATATTGTCCAATGCTGGCAGTACCAATATACGTCAAAGCATCATCAACGGAACCTACGACTTTTGCAATGAAAACACCTGTGGAGTTTTAAAAAGTGATCTACTTAATGTTAAAGAAAATGTAGGCGATGATATTAAGCCCTTGCTTCTTGATGCATCTCGTTACATTATGCCCAAAGAGATTTGGGTATCCGGCGATCGCACCTGTAATCTCAGTTGCCCAAGTTGTCGAACGGAAATTATAAAAAACAATGATGCACAGACCGAACATCTAGAACACCTAGGGCAAACGCTAAAATCAAATCTGTTTTGTACACCCACTGATCGACCAATTGTACTACACGTGAGTACCAGTGGGGAACTGTTTGCTAGTCCAATGTTGTTGTCGTTTGTTAACACAATATCAACTGAGGATTTTCCAAACGTACAATTGGCTATACAATCAAATGGTTTACTGGTACCAGAACGATGGCATCGACTCGAGAGCATGCAAGAAAAAGTAAAATCAATTACCATTACCACTGATGCCGCAAGGCCCGCTACATATGAAAAATTGCGTCGTGGTGGACGCTGGGACGACCTACAACATGCATTATTGTGGATCTCTGAAAAGAAAAAACAAAATGGCATGCTGTTTAAAATTCGAATGATTGTTCAAAAAGATAATTTTGAAGAAATGCTAGAATTTTACAACATGGGACAGGAACTGGGCGTAGATTTAGTCGAATATGGAAGAATTGGAAATTGGGGTACATTTTCCAACGATGAATTTAAGTTGATTGATGTATTTAATCCCAAACACAGTCAATATCCACAAGCACAAGAAAACTTAGATCAAATAAAAAATCTTGACCGAGTAATTTTATTTGGCGGATTATAATTCTACCAAAACAGCCATATATTGTTGACCTAGGCAGGTAAACCTGTTATACTATGTTTTTAGGAGAACTCTCGTGGACAACAAAACATTTAATGGCGATCAAAAGATTAAACTTATTCAAATTATCAATGAAGGCATGCAAGTCATGCACGAAGTTGAAACTTTAAATGGCGGCCTAAACGATACCATTAAAGCCATCGCCGAAGAACTTGAAATCAAACCAGCTGTTCTTAAAAAAGCAATCAAGATCGCACACAAAGCTGAACTAGGAAAAACACGACAGGACCACGAGCTCCTGGAAACTATTCTCGAAACTGCCGGCAAAACTCTTTAAAGGTAAAATATGGCATTAGTACCAATGGTGCTGGAACAAACCAGCAAAGGTGAGCGTAGCTATGATATCTATAGCCGCTTGTTACGTGACCGTGTGATTTTACTTGAAGGTGAAGTACATGATCAAATGGCAAATCTAATTGTTGCTCAACTACTATTTCTCGAGAGCGAAAACCCAGACAAAGATATCAGTATGTACATCAACAGCCCTGGAGGTAGTGTCACTGCTGGTATGGCTATCTATGATACCATGCAGTTTATTAAACCCGATGTTAATACCATTGTAATGGGACAAGCATGTAGCATGGGAAGTTTGTTGGCACAATCGGGTGCCAAAGGCAAGCGCATGATCCTGCCTAATGCACGACACATGATACACCAACCTAGTGGTGGCGCTCGTGGCATGCAAAGCGATATCGAAATTAGCTACAAAGAAATTACCTATTTGAAGAAACGTTTAACTGAAATTTATGTCAAGCACAACTCAACGGGTAAAACTTTTGAACAGCTAACTGAAGATATGGATCGTGACAAGTTTATGTCAGCAGAGGAATCAGTTAATTACGGTCTTGCCGACAAAGTGATAACTACACGTGATATTTAATGTTAAGTGGAGATAAATGAGTTACATTGACGCACTATTTGATCGTGAGCACGATCGTATTCACATTGTGGGTCGTAAGAATGGACAAAGGTACTACGAAGAATACCCTGCCAACTACATCTTTTATTATGATGACCCTAGAGGCAAGTTTCAAAGCATCTATGGCACATCTGTCAGTAGATTCTCCACACGCAACAACAAAGAGTTTCGTAAGGAACTGCGAGTACAAAGTCACAAGAACTTGTACGAAGCAGATATCAAACCTGTGTTTAGATGCCTGGAAGAAAACTACAAAGGGCAAGACGGCCCTAAACTTAATGTAGCGTTCTTTGACATTGAAGTAGACTTTGATCCTGAACGTGGCTTCAGCAGACCCGATGATCCATTCAATCCTATCACTGCTATCAGTGTTTACATGGACTGGCTGGACCAGATGGTCACCTTGGTTGTTCCACCTAGGCACATGAGTGCAGAGACTGCAAATGAAATTGCTAGAGAATTCCCTAACTGTTTTGTGTTTGAAAAAGAAGCAGACTTGTTGGATACCTTTTTAAATCTTATTGAAGACGCAGATGTGCTGAGTGGCTGGAACTCAGAAGGCTACGACATACCATATACAATCAACAGAACAACTCGTGTGCTCAGCAAAGATGACACCAGGAGATTCTGCTTGTGGGGGCAACTGCCCAAGAAGCGTATGTTTGAACGTTTTGGCAGTGAAAATGAGACCTTTGACTTGATTGGCCGTGTGCATCTAGACTACATGCAATTGTATCGCAAATACACATACGAAGAGCGACATTCATACAGTCTAGATGCAATTGGTGAGTACGAAGAACTGGGATCAAAGACAGCATTTGAAGGTACCTTGGACCAGTTGTACAATCAAAACTTCAAAACATTCATTGAGTACAACAGACAAGATACAAAACTGTTGAGTGACATTGACAAGAAACTGCGTTTCCTAGACCTAGCCAATACCTTGGCACATGAGAATACTGTGTTACTGCCAACCACCATGGGTGCTGTGGCAGTGACAGAACAAGCAATTATTAATGAAGCCCACGAACGTGGAATGGTAGTTCCTAACCGTAAAGAAAGACTCACAGATGAAGACACGCAAGCCGCAGGTGCCTATGTTGCTTATCCCAAAAAAGGAGTCCACGAATACATTGGTAGTATCGACATCAACTCGCTCTACCCGTCAGCAATCCGTGCTCTTAACATGGGACCCGAAACCATTGTTGGTCAACTCCGACCGATAATGACAGATCATTTGATTCGAGAAAAGACCAGCAAAGGTTCCAGTTTTGCCGGTGCCTGGGAGGGCTTGTTTGCCACCATGGAATACACAGCAGTGATGGAACAGCAACGTGGCACAGAGATCACCATTGACTGGCAGTCGGGCGAGGAGACTGTGCATAGTGCCGCCGAAATATGGAAGATGATCTTTGATTCAAATCAACCCTGGATCTTGAGCGCCAATGGCACTATCTTTACCTATGCCACAGAAGGCATCATACCAGGCTTGTTAAAACGTTGGTATGCTGAACGTAAAGAAATGCAGGCCAAACTAAAAGAATGCAAAACAAAAGAAGATGAAGAATACTGGGACAAGCGTCAGTTGGTCAAGAAGATTAACTTGAACAGCTTGTATGGTGCTATTCTTAATCCTGGTTGTAGATTCTTTGACAAACGAATTGGTCAAAGTACCACTTTGACTGGGCGTAGCATTGCCCGGCACATGGATGCTCATGTGAACGAGTGCATACATGGCAAGTATGATCACACAGGCGAAAGCATCATTTATGGTGACACAGACTCCTGTTACTTTAGTGCATGGAGTGCTGTCAAAGCCGAAGTAGAAGCAGGTCGCATGGAATGGTCAAAAGAAATTGCCATTGCATTGTATGACTCTATTGCTGAACAAGTGAATCAAAGTTTCCCAGGATTTATGGAACAGGCATTTCATGTGCCAAGAGAAATGGGATCAATTATCAAGGGCGGTCGAGAAATTGTTGCCAGCAAAGGATTATTCATTACCAAGAAGCGTTATGCTGTGATGATCATTGACAAGGAAGGCAAGCGACTGGATGTGGCAGGCAAGCCAGGCAAGGTCAAGGCCATGGGCCTGGATTTGAAGCGCAGTGACACGCCCAAGGTCATTCAAGAATTTCTCAGTGACATTCTTAACGAAGTATTGATAGGTACCAAGCGTGAGATCATCATTGAAAAAATCCGAGACTTCAAGTACATATTTGCTGATCGTCCAGGTTGGGAAAAAGGTTCGCCCAAGCGTGTGAACAACTTGACCAAGTATGCGGCAGAAGAAGCCCGCTTGGGCAAAGCCAACATGCCCGGGCATGTTAGAGCAGCCATCAACTGGAATAACATGCGTAAGATGAACGGGGACAACTATTCCATGCAAGTGGTTGACGGTATGAAAACCATTGTGTGCAAACTAAAATCAAATCCCCTGGGCTGGACATCAATTGGTTATCCCACAGACGAACTACATTTGCCACAATGGTTCAAAGACTTGCCGTTCAACGATGGCGAGATGGAGGCCACTGTTGTGGATCAAAAAATTGATAACTTGTTGGGTGTACTAGAATGGGATCTTGCTAGTGCAACCAACACAGAAAATACATTTCAAACATTATTTGACTTCTCATGAAATTAAGTTCTCTTGTGGCATACAAAAATTTGCTAGACGATTTAACACCAATTGATGTTATTCCGCTCACGCACGAAAAACTTGGACCAGTATTACATACAGTAGCTACCCACGGAATTCAATTTAACGATTTAATTCGAGAATTAGAGGACGACTACAAAAATATTAATTCAGCGTTTACTAAATTTGACGACACCATTGAGAAAGTCAAAGAAGAACTTGCATCAATAATTTCCAATCAGGAATCGGCGTATTTTCAAGAAAGTTATAGACTATATGATCAAGAAATGGTGCATGACTCAGCTGAATACATTTTAGATCGACGGCCTACTCTGGAACACTCAGCATTTGATTTTATCAAAGGAAGAATTGGGCTGTATGGTGACTGGCATCATGCAGGTATGATTATTCGTCCGGGTCGAGAAGATTGGATACGGCAATTGGTTGGTTGCGATCCGTTGTATCTTGTTGATGTTACCAATGAGTTGTTAGATCCTGCTGTATTAAAATTTAGTAGACAATATCAACGTCGACTACGATCGTATGTGATCCAAGAATCATGTGAACACACTATGCTGGATAACATCCCTGACAATCAATTTGGGTTTTGTCTTGCTTATAACTTTTTTAATTTTAAACCATTTGAAGTAATCAAATGTTACCTTATTGAAATATACAAAAAACTCAAAAATGGTGGAACATTTGCTATAACATTTAACGATTGCGACCGTGCCGCAGGAGTTGAATTGACCGAGCGTAGCTTTATGTGCTACACACCCGGCGCAATGGTATTAAATCTTGCACGTTCAATAGGGTATGAAGTGAGACAAACATTTCATGTAGATGCGGCCAGCTGTTGGGTAGAATTGCGTAAGCCGGGTACATTGTCCAGTATTAGAGGTGGACAAAGTTTGGCCGAAATCGTTGCAAAATCTAAATAACCCTTGTATAATACTTTTAACACTTTGGAGAAAATATGAAAGACCACTTACTAGACTTAGTACAACACACATTCGATCTTGGCTGTATCGACCTAATTAAGATTACAGGAACAGAAACCGAAACTGTCATCGACGGCATGGCCGAAGATCGTTCAGTTGTAGTCCAGGCTAAATTTTTAAATCCAGTTCCTGACTTTATTGGCACATTTGGCATGCCTAATCTAAGCAAACTTAAAATTCTATTAAACTTGCAAGAGTATAAAGAAAATGCTGAGATCACTGTCAAGCGACAAGACCGCAATGGTGAATCTGTGCCGGTGGGCTTACACTTTAAAAACAAAGTAGGCGACTTTAAAAACGACTATCGTTTTATGACCAGTGAGATAATTGCCGAAAAACTTAAAACAGTCAAGTTCAAGGGTGTGAACTGGCACATTGAATTCGAACCAACCAATGCAGGAATTCAACGTCTTAAGATGCAAAGTCAGGCCAATGCAGAAGAGCCATCGTTTCAAGCACGTACCGAAGGTACAGATCTAAAATTATATTTTGGTGATCACTCAACACATGCTGGTGAATTTGTGTTCCACTCAGGTATCAGTGGACAATTGAAACGTGCATGGTCTTGGCCCAAGTCACAGGTAATCAGTATTCTAGATCTAACTGGTGATAAAACATTTAAAATCAGCGATGACGGTGCCGCACAGATTACTGTAAACAGTGGCATTGCAGAATACAATTATATTCTTCCAGCACATAGCAAATAAAAGATTGTTATTCTGATGGATCTTAAAGAAAATAATAGCTCAGTCACGCAGGACAATTTAACAGCACAGCAAAGTGACTATGCTGTGTTTTTGCCTGCTATTAGTAGTTTCTATGCTTCGTATGTGGGCAGGCAACGTACTGAACAATATATTGAACCAGCACGTATGCCCACAGCAATCCCTGACATGGAAATGCTTAATTGGCTCAGTCCACAAAAAGGGTTATTTCCATACAAGTACAGTCTTTACTCAGCGGGTCATGCCAACCTAGATCTGGCCAAGGTAGATCCAAAAGAAGACATGGTTCGAAACAGGGATCCAAACAGTCTCATGATTTTGGACTCCGGCGGATTCCAGATAGCCAAGGGTGTATGGCCCGGTCGCTGGGCTGATCCCACAGACAAAGCCGCAGAGAAAAAACGCAGAGCAGTATTAGAATGGCAATGCGGTCTGGGCACATACGGAATGACCATGGATATTCCAACTTGGACATTCCGTGATCCAAAGGCCGCTGCCGCATGTGGTATTTTTAGCTACGACGATGCAGTGAGTGCCACAAAGTACAACAACGAATATTGGATTAAAAATAGACACGGCAATGTCAAGATTCTAAATGTACTGCAAGGTGGTAATCATGGAGAGGCCGACCACTGGTACAGTTTGATGAAGGATTACTGCGACCCTTCCAAATACGAACGACCATTTAACGGCTGGGGCATGGGTGGTCAGAACATGTGTGATGTTCACTTGGTTCTAAAAAGATTAATTACACTAATTCACGATGGTCTATTAGAAGAAGGCCTACATGATTGGATGCACTTTTTAGGTACAAGCAAACTTGAGTGGGCGTGTTTGCTTACTGATGTTCAACGTGCAGTTAGACGTTATCACAATCCCAAGTTCACCATCAGCTTTGACTGTGCCAGCCCTTTCCTTGCCACAGCCAATGGACAAATCTACACCAATCTACGTGTGGAAGATAGAGGCAAGTGGTCTTATCAAATGGAACCAACTGCAGATGATAAAAAATATTCTATCGACACAAGAAGTTTTAGAGATGCAGTAATACAAGACAAAGTACACAGCTTGTTTGAAGACAGTCCAATTAGTTCAAGAATGGGCATTAAGGATGTTTGCATTTATAAACCTGGTGATCTTAATAAGATTGGCAAAGAAGGTCGCACATCATGGGATAGTTTTAGCTATGCTTTGATGATGGGGCACAATGTTTGGCATCACATTCGAGCAGTACAGGAAGCAAATAGGCAATATGATGCAGGCTTGTTGCCCGGAATGCTTGTCCGAGAAACCTTTGATCGTGTAAAATTTAGGGACTTAATAGATAAAATCTTTAGCCTTAAAGACAGACAAAAGAGTCTTGACTTGATTAACCAACATTCGAAGTTTTGGGATCAGATCATAGGCACTAGAGGTTTTACTGGTAAGAAAACAACCAACGCACATACACAATTTAATAACTTGTTTGAAGTTGAAAGCACCCGGTCATCAGATGAGTTTGATGAATCACTTTTAGATCAATTGGAGAATTTAAATGCACAAGGGAAAAATTCGCATGCTTGAGGAGTCACACCGTGTGCTCCATGACAAGATTGACACATTAGAAAAGTCGGGTGTGTACACCGACGAGTTAATGCAAAATCTTAAAAAACAAAAACTAACAGTTTTAGATCAACTGTCAGCACTACGCAAACAACAATACGAATACGAACAAGAGATTCCCTGGGATGATGAACGATGAATCGCGAAGGTCACAATAATATCAAGTTCTTCTTTGGCAAAGAAGTTGAACACACTCCTGCTTATGGAATGAATACTCTTTTTGTAGTTGGATTACAATCGCCCAATGACATTAAAGAAATATTAGATGAGCAAAATAGTCACTCAGATTCTACCCAGCGTATAAAACACATTTACTTTGGCGCAAATATGAGTTTTCCAATTCATATTGAAACCAATGATGCTGTTTTTTGGAATCCTTGGGAAAAATTAATTCAATACTTTTTAGACCTAGGTTATTGGTGTACTCTTGACATTGACCAAAAAAATGTCGAAGGACTGTTGGAAAGCGGATTAGTTGAACATCACTTGTTCATTCCAATGATCAGTGTTAAACTACCTTACATCCAACAACTAGGATACAATGCCACAATTAAACTAGATGATAAAGACTTTGCCGCTACCAATCCTGGCGTCTGGTGTCATAGTCTGCATGAGTTAACAAGGCGCGAAACATTCACTGACTGGACTCAGTATAAAAATGATTCAACGTTTAAATAAGGAAATAAAAATGGCAAAACTAACTAAACTTGCAAAAGTAAATGAAAACATCAGTCTTAATCGTTATGACAACGGCTTCATGGTAGAAGTTGGTGGTCGCGATAAGAAAGAAGAATGGAAGACCGCCAAGGTTATGTGCAATACAGAAGAAGAACTTATTGCAGTGGTCAAAGAGTGGATTTCAATGGACTTAGATAATTAAGGAGAAAAATATGTTTGGTGCAAATTATACTGATAATGGTATTGTAAATTACCGCTCAGCAGAAGAAATCAATTCAGCAATGGGTCGTGTGTATGGACACATGAGTCTTGCTGTAATAGTATCAATGTTTGTGAGTTACTTTGTAGGATCTAGTCCAGAGTTGCTGGCATTCTTTTTTACAGGTTGGTTGAAATGGATTGTGATCTTTTCACCACTTGCGGCAATCTTTGGTGTTGCTATGGTACTAGGTAACAATCCTACTAAGAGTGTGGCACAGTTATGCTTGCATGGCTTTGCGGCCCTGATGGGCCTGAGTTTTGCAATGATCTTTGCTGTGTTCACTATGGGATCAATTGTGTCAGCATTTATGGGTGCTGCCATTCTGTTTGGGGTGATGAGTGGCTATGGCTACTTCACCAAACAAAGTCTAGATAGCATGGGCAAGTTTATGTTTGTTGGACTGATTGCTATTGTTATTGCCAGTATTGTGAATATCTTTATTGGATCAACTGTGATGCAGATGGTGATCTCCGCACTAGCAATTATTATCTTCCTTGGATTGACTGCCTATGACACGCAAAAGATTCGTGAAGAACTCAGTACCGAAACCAGCGACGTGGCCGAAGTTCGTGGTGCGCTGACCTTGTACATGGACTTTATCAACTTGTTCTTGAACCTGTTGCAGTTGTTTGGTGATAGGAAATAATTGTGACTGACCTAGCAACGGCGTTAGAGTCGCATGACTGGAGTTTAGATGGTTATGCAACAAGACCGCAACTGGATCAGTTGATGAAGTCTCATGCTGATGTTGCAGAAGCAAACACACTATGGGAACAACATTGTCCCTGGAGCAAAACCAATGGTGGCTACATTGTCTGGGCCGCTTGCATTACTAAGTAAAGGAGCCAAATCATGGCAACATGGACGCTAAAAACGCTACACAAAAAGTCTGCTGT